CCCTCACTATTTACCCTCGTTCCGCTTGATGAACGAGAGAAATCAAAGTCGCCTATGTTTGTAATTTCTTTGACTGATACGTTGTCGATTGAGCCAACAAAATTAGCATCAGCTTGTACATATATTCTTTGGTCAAAGCTTTGTACTAAAATAAATGTTTTTTCACCATTACCATTAACCCATTCTCCAAAAGTACTTCCACCCATCAGTATCCTTATATTTCCAACAGAATAATTAGATATAGTAACAATAACTTTATATTTAGCACCAATTGTAAGTCCCGCATTCTGATATAAGCTTGAAGTACTTGTCTGACTTCCATCGCAATTTGCTTTACCCCCACTTATTGACCATCCAGTCCCCTTTGTCCAATCACTATCCGTTGCAAAATCTCCATTAGTAACTTCCTCACTCCCATACGTTGGAGTAGGTTTTACCGAGTATAGCTTTCCGTTTTTATATCCGCTTGGTATTTGGATTAAACTTGCTTTATCTATCGTACTCATATTAATTTATTTAGGTCTCTAATTACACAACTTCTATTTTCTACCACACCACCATCGGCTTCTACACGCACCTCGTATTCTTCAAATATCAGTTGCCCTTCCGATATCCGTTTAGTTTTACTTCCGTATTGGTATCCGTAGCTATACACTTATCCAAATATAGCTAATACAGACCCAGACGATACGTTAACTCTTTTCATAAGTCCACCATTTTTAGCAGATATAATCATACCAGTAGATAGCGTTACGCCACCCAAGGCACTTTCTGTTAGTATATTATTGTCAGCTTGGTCGGTTAGATTACTAAAGGTAGCATCCGCATTTACTACGATATATGCTACTTTGTCATTAGCAGTAAACGTAACATCTCCAGTTACGCATTTCTGTCCATTTCTTGATAATTGTAGTTCAGTTGTTGTCATTTTTTTATGTTGGTATTTTACATCTTGCGTAGCCATAAGCCGAGCTTAACGACATACTAATCGCTGCTCCAGAATATAGACTATCGAATCTTTCGGTGAATGGTTGTATGCTCCAGTTCTTATTTAAAACTAAAGCTAAATCTTTGTCGGCATAACTTGCCTTGTTATAGTTCTCAAATATGCTCATAATATCCAGAGCGATTAAGCAGCACTCATTTTGTACGCTTACCTCGTTTGACTCTGTGTTTATCTCGGTGACATTATCGCATAAAAATATATCTAAGGAATAATCTATTCCGTTAAACCCATTAGGAGTAATATTGACAACGTCATATATAAGGTAGCTTCCAGTAACATCCTTTGTTAAATCTACGTCCCAAATATTACCTTTTAGGATTGTGTTGATTTGTGGATGTTCTGACTTTATACCCTCCATTATTGTCCTTATGTTCTTTATGGTTAAACTTTTTGACATATTTCTCTAATTTCTCCTCTTTCTTTATAGTATAAATTGGCTTCTCCATTTAGTGTCGTGTTCTGGGTGTACCACATCTAATCCAGCAGGTGGGGTTTTATAGAGTGGGTAGCTATCCTCATTTTCTTTCAAATATAGTTGCAATTTTCTACGATAAAAATCTGCATTGTCTTTATATATATTTTTAGCCACTACAAGCTCACCCTCGCTTAGTGGTGTAAAGTTATCTCCAGACTTAGTCCCAGCACCTTTATTGCGTAGTTTGTATGTACCTATTCTGGTGTATTTATGGCATACCTCCCATTTAAGTGCATCTCTCATATACTCTTTAATTAGAGTTTCATTTAAAGTAGTAACTGTATTAGTTTTAATTTGATTTTGTATCTCATCAAATAAAGCACTACCCACAATAGGACGTATAAACGTATTTTGTATACTATCAATTAACGGCTTTAGGTAGCCATCGTCTACATTGTAATGTAGTACCGTATTTTCTTTTATAAATGCTGGGCTAACTATTAATATCATTTCTTTCTAACGATTACTTGTTTCCATATATGACGACAATAAGGTACAGATACATCTGTGTTAGGCTTTCTATACCAACCACCTCTAGCTAACCAAACATCTGTAACGTCTGCTATGCCACTAGATTTCATATCATTCCTTAAAACATCAATTTCTTTCTTTGAGTATAGCTTCTTTTTAGCCATCATCTTCTTACAGAAGTCTCTTGATTTACCTCCAGCCTTTAACGGTGGTGCGTCTGGTCTTAATTGATATCTATATTTAACTTCTGTTTCTGGTACGTCTATTGTCTTGGCTACTCTTTCTCCAACATCAGTTAATCCTATATCGCTACCCTCTATTGTAATTAAATCAGAAGTGCTTAGTATGTTTATTGCACCTACTAGCTGCTCAAAGTTAAGACCTAGTGCTTGAGATATACCAGTTGCAGCTATTAATGGATTATTAAGTACAGTTTTTAAAACTCTTTGTAATATCCCTTGCTCTTCGGTAGCAAACTCAATAGGGCTTCCGTCAGAATCAAAATTGATATTAAAATTCTCAACTATTTCGTAGTCTTTCTCTAATACTCCTATATTATCAAATAAATCACTTATATCATCATCATTAGAAAAGCAGCTACAAGCAGACATTTTTTCTTTGTCTATTTGTTTTAATTTTCTTATTGCCCACTCTATTCCAGAAGTTCCACCCCAAGCATCCCACATTAATCCACCACAACCCTCTGAGTAAGGTACATCTTTATGTTGTTGGTGTCTTTTAAAAGATGCCATTCTTGCAATCGTATCCCTTGAAAGATTTTGTTTTTTAGCGATTTGATTGGCTCTTTTTTTGCCAGTTGCCTCACCACAAGACCCCCAACCATTCTCATCTACCCATTTTAAAGCCCTTTTAGCGTTGTTTACGGCACTTTCTGGGTAATCGTTATATGTTTCAAACTCCTCTAAGTTTTTATCGCTTATATCAGAATGTTTAGAGCAAGGCATATACCATATCTGTCCATCTATATCGTGTTCGTGATAACCTTCACAACCTATTTGCTTAGCTACGCTTTCAGCCTCCTCTATTGTGTCAAATAATGGCTTGTCATTTCTTACAATTTTAGCAAGGTCTTGAGACATCTTTTCTGGTACGCAATTAGGTACTAAAACTCCATTCTTTAGTTTCATCCCTATCATCTCGTATCCATTCCAGCAAGGCTCTTTAAACTCCTCACAACCGCAATCTTCAGACATTTCTACTGGTTCTTCAATAGCTTCTTTAAGCTCTAACCCAGTTTGGTCTGTAATAAGCTCTCTAATCTCTTCTCTATCAAGGTTAGCTAAGATAATATCACTTGTTAAATCTATAACGTCAATAGGTTTAAGAGGTATTATATTAATATCTGTTCTTTTTATTTCGTAAAATGCTAACTTTTTAATAGTTCTAAGTAAGGTATTTTGTCTTTCAGCAATATAAGTATTAGTAAATATCTCATAAGCTAAGTCAAGCTCGTTTCTTGCTCCTAATTGTCCTTCTTCTTTAACTCCAAACAATATAGGATTAGTAACTCTATGCCCAATAAAGATAGACTCTTTAACCCTTTTAGACATCTCTATGTATCTTTCGTGTAAATCATTACCATTAAGGCTCGTAATCTCGCTACTATTGTCCTTAGCTGGGCTAAATAAGTGAACTATTTTAGTTCCAGTAGCTTTGCCAAACTTTTCTTGGAATGCTTTCTCAAAAGTTTCTGCTTCTTCTTTAGTTTCTGGTACTCCGTTATTATGTTGTATTAACGTACCACCTACAAAGCCATTCTCTACCTCATTAAGCCAGTAATCGCCAATTTGTACGTCTGTTTTTATCTCTGCCAAAGACCCTACATAAACTGGCAAAGGATAGTATTTTAAATTTGGTCTATAATCAACGTGGTAAATAACCCCTCTTTTTTGTTCTGGGTCTCTTGGATTATATCTCTCTAAGTGTTGAATATGTGGTTTAGAGTTTTTTAAACCTTTATCAGTAATCCAATCGTCTGCATATTGTATGCTTCCATCTAATCCTACTCTAATATTTGCAAAATCTATGTGATGGTATTGGTTTCCTACCTTAGTTCTAATAACTTCAATAGCATATCCGTTAAATATCTCGTAATCTAACGACAAACTCTTCATTAAAGAAGTCCAGTCTTGGTCTATATTAGCTTGGCTTAACCATTTTTTAGTCTCTAAATCTTCGCCCTCTAATCCGTTGCCTACTGTATAGCCTACCTTACCATTAATAATAGCATTGTGTGTACTACTATCGTTGTACAAATCTATAAGCTCGTAAGGGTACATATTATCTACCCCAAACCAAACTATATTCTTATTCTTTTTCTCTAAAAACTTAGGTACTTCTTGTGAAGCAAACTCAGTAACTATTGGAAACTTATTCATAAATATATGTATTCTGTTCGTCTGTGTACGAATATACTGTTTCTTGTGGTTGTTTTAACCTTAATATGCCTCTGTGTATCTCAATTCCCTCTGTTCCTCCCAATGTAGTGGCATTTACTATCTTATAGGGATAATCTCCATTGTTAGGTAGTTCTATTGTAGCGTTAGGAAGGTCTTGTGTTCCCTCTATTAGCGTAAACTTTACATACCTATTATTTACTCCTATTGGAGCTGCAAGAGTAGCGTTTACTTCGTACTCAGCACTTTGGATAGACATAGTATAATAAGTGTTCTCAACTTCGTTAGAGATGTTGCAATAAACGTAATTAGTAGTATCTTTTTCTATTATGTCCATTTTTGTATTAAAAAAAACCCACCACCGCTAAGTAGTGGGCTTGTTGTTTCTATTTAGAGTTAGATTCTCTTATGATGTTGGGATAGTAGCAGTTACTATCGGCATTGGGTCTGATTCTTGAGCTTGGAAAGAAAGGCTATAACCATTTCTATCTCCTAAAGCTGTACCAGTACCATTATCACCACTAACTAATCTTACTCCGTTAGTAGCTCCCATTAGCCAGTATGTACCATTATTATCAAGGACAATAATAGACATCTTGGCTCTTGCTATCATTTTAACCTCATTACGCTTAGCTTTCTCCATTTTATTGAGAATATAAGTCGCAGTTTGGTCAAAGAAACTTGTTCCGTTCGCATCGTTTACGGTTGGATTGTCATTCATTACTGAAGATGCCCCTTGAGCTGAAGTACACTCGAACTTGTGATAATCAAGTCCAGTTCCTACAAGTCCAGTTACCTCTCCACTTCCATCAGTATTAGCAGCAAAATCTGTCGGCATATTTGCTATCCAGAATTCTGCTACACCACCGATTGAATCATTACATCCTACCGTAAAACCAGTTGTTAAATTACACGCCATAATCTTTATTCTATTTTAAAGGGTTATGCTAATGTAAATTCAACTATCTCGTCTGGGTATGCTACTTGTAATCCTCTTTTAAATTTAACTCGGTAATATACCTTATCGTCTTTCTTATCATACCACATATCGAATTCCTCTTCATCGTTTTGTAAATCAAAACCTAAGAAGAAGTTTTCTTGAGTACCTAAGAACATTCTGTTAGTTCCGTCTAATCCAGCTACACCTACTAAAGTAACGTTTTTGCCTGGTATTGAAACTGTATAGTTTGCCCAGTCAGTAGCGTTAACGTGATATAGGTTTTTAGCATTTAAAGTATCAACGTATTTGTCAAAAGTATCTTGACCTACGAATAATACTTGGTTAGCAGCAGACTTAACTTTTGCTGGTCTTGCATTAGCCATATCGCTAACTAAAGTATCTATGTTACCAGAAGCTCCAGAAGTGATAGCAGTAGCAGAAGAAGTATTACCAGCAACAACTCCAGTTGCAGCGTCAATAATCTTAATAAGACCGTCATATCTTTTGATATAAACATTAGCAGAAGCAGTATCTCCTTGCCAGTCAGCAGTCTCGTTATGCTCCATAATTGTTTTAATTACAGAATCAGCAACTTCAGTTTCAAAAGCCATATCCTCAGTTTCACCATTTCCAGCTCTAAGCAAGATTTGAGTGTACTTTGGGATAAGGTCTTTCATACAAAAACCAGAGAAGTAAGTGATTTGCCCTACTGTTAAGTTTCTGTCGCTGAAAGTAACATCACCAGAAGCACTAACTGCACAAGATGAACCATCTTGAGGGAAAGCACTAACTGCTAATAAATGCAAAGCGTCTGTTTTCTTTACTCCAGATTGCAGCGTGAAGTAGTCGCTGGACGTTTTCTCAAAGTATAGTCTTGAGATTAGGTCTGTCGATTGTTCGTTGACATAATTTGTCAAACTTGATACATCAAAACTCATAATATATTATTCTATTTATTTATTTGCTCTTAAAATAGCACCCATTTGAGCAGCTCTTTCAGCTCTACTAAGTGCTTTAAATTCCTTTGGCTTAGAAGCAGTTGATGGCTCAGATTTAGCTATCTCTTCTAATTCCTCTCCTACTTTGTTGAGTGTAGCAGAAAACTCATTTTTTAACTCTTCTTTTGAATTCTTAACTTTAGCTAATTCAGCTTTCAAAGTTTCGTTCTCAGATTTTACAAGTTCTAAAGAAGCAGTAAAAGCCTCAGCATATTTAGCCACAGCTTTCTCGATTAACTCATTTACCATTTCAGTAGTAAACTCATTGTCATACATTTCCTCTTCTTCTTCTTTCTTTTCTTGGTCAGCAGCAGCCTCGATATTTACAACAAGTCCACCAGCAGTCTCAATTAAAGTTCCATCTGATAATTCGTGAATTCCGTCTGGTGCAGCAACTTCACCCTCTGGCATAACTACTACTAAAGCAGTTCCATCAGCTAATTCGCCTTCCCATTTTACAATAGTTCCATCAACTAAAGTAGCTTCTGCGAAGTTATCCTCCGTAGTTTCTTCTACCTCAGTCTCTGCGAACACAGATTTTAGCGTAGATATTACGCTCTCTAAGTTTAATTTATTCATTTGTTTAAATTTATACGGTTCCAAATCAAATACACCCTCAACGCTAAAGCCTTTTAATATACCCTCCTCTTTAACCTTTGCCCAAGCCTCGTCATTCTCTACTTTAGCAGCGAT